TGTCTCAATGTCGGCGAACTCCTGCGCCGCCATGTCCGCGAGCAGTCGCTCGAGGTGCGGGCCGTTGTCCTGCGTGGTGTCCTCGAGCAACTCGCGGCTCACCTTGACCTGCACGGTGCGCGGCTTCGGATACAGCTTCACGCCCGTCGCCGGGCTGATGTTGTTGATGATCGGGCGGTTGAAAGTCGGCGATGTCTCGTTTGCCTCGATCGCGATGTCGCCGGGGTTGGCGACCGAGTTGCCGCGCGCCAACTGCGCGACAGTCGGCGAGGTCTCGACCGTCGGGATGCTGAACTCCCGCCCGACATTGCGGAACACCTTCGCGCCGTGGAGTCGCAGGGGGCTCAGCGCCTTGATCTTGTAGACGCACTCCTTGGCGAAGGTCGACGGCGCGAGGTAGAAGCCTTCGCCGATCTGCGCGTTGGCCGTGCCCTTGTGCTCGCCGAGCGCGCGGATCTCCGCGCCCGTCATGCGCGCGGCACCGCGCAGCATGTACTTGCTTGCGAGGTGGTCGATGTCCTCGGCCTTCAGGCCGCGCGGCAGAGTTGTCTCGTCGTCAAAGTCGAGCATGGCGGGGAGCCTATCAGTTGCGCGCTTGATAGATCAAGCCTCGGGGATCATGAAGAAGCGCCGGCGGGCGACCTGCTCGTCGGCCCACCGCTCGAAGCTGCGGGCGTCGAGCTTGACACTGGTGCCGGGGTTGGCGGGGAACGACACGACCGACACCTCGTGCAGGTCGACGTCCTCGATGATGCGGGTGACCTTGCCCCCCCGCTGCTCGAATCGGTCGGCCTTGACGTTGAAGCCGAAACTCATGGCGTTCACGACTCCCGCCCGGACGGCTTCCATCATGTCTGCCGCGTATGTGGTGGCGATGGGCTCGATCTCGACGCCGAGCCCGCGCTCGTCCGTGAACAGGCGGAGCGAGCCGTTGGTCGTCCTTGCGATGGGCTTGGCGCTGTCGTGGTTGACCAGCGCGACGACGTCGGGGTTGGCCTCGAGGGTGCGCTTGAACGCGCTCGGGGCGATGACCTCGTCGAAGCGGCCCATGTCGTAGGGGTCGTCGAAGGTGGACGCGTAGCCGCGCAGCAGGCCCCTGCTTTCGGGAGGGCAGCGCAGCTCGAGGGTGTTGGTCTTGGTGCGGATCTCAAGCATGGCGGATCGTCCTTCCTTGTCGAGTCGCGCGGTAATGGTTTCCGCGAACGACCTACCGGGATCTCCTCCCCACAGCGCCCACGCGATGCGGCCTGCTGATGGGAAGCCTTCTTCGCCGGGGCTCCAGCCCTGGCCTTTCTTGTCGACCTCGTGCCGGGCGAAGTACGACGCCATGCGCCGCACGGTGTCGTCCGACAGGTTGCGGCCGTTGGCGATGTCTCGCGCGCGGGCAACGCCGACGGCGGTGCCGCCGCGGTTGAACTCCTGCCGCCACTTGAGGCCGCGCTCGGCCTCGGCCTTCATGCCGGCCGTCGGCTTGTGCCCGTCACTTGGCATGGCGCTTCTTCTCCTCGGCCATCACGGTGTCGTAGGCCTCGGACGGGTCGATGCCCGCGGCGATCATGCGCGCCATCTCGCGCAGCGGCAGATCGGTCTCGAGCGCGCGGCGCAACTTCTCCTCGGCGCCCGGCTCGTTCTCGAGGATGATCGGCGGGAAGTCGTCTTCAGGTGCTGGCATCAGTTGGTCTCCACATGCTCTGCCTCGATGTACAGGCGTGCACCTGTGCCCGGCGTGTAGCGCCATTCCTTGCTTGTGATCTTGAACCGCGAGCCGCGCGGCAACAGCACCTCGTTCTCGCCTGAATGGCTGGACCACGCCTTGATGCTTAGGCCTTGCCGCGTCTTGATCTTCATGATGGTGCCGCCGCTTGCGTTGCCAAAGTTGTTAGCCGTCCACCATTCGGTTGATGTGCTCACGAATCCAGAGTCGGTGAATGTCTGCCCGACTCCGAGGCTGTCGACATACCGAGTGAAGTCGTTGGACTTTACGCCGCGATACACCTCGGACGGCGGAGGTTCACGCAGCCCAACGCGCGTGACGACATCGAGCGCCGCGACTCGCATCGCCTGCTCCTTGCTGAGTGTTGTGAGCGCCGAGGTGCCGCTGTTCCATGCCTCCACTTTTGCCTGCCGAAGCGCGGCGTTGATGCCTGAATAGCCCGAGCCCGAGTAGCTGTCGACTGCTTCCTTGGCGATGGGCGCGCTGTTCACGACGGCCTTCTGTGTTTCCGTCAGCACCGGGGTTGGATGGGCGGACTCCCAATCTTTCGGCCTGTCTGTTGGAAGTATCCCAACCGGCGGCTTGCCGGGCGTTGCGCTGGGACCAGCCTCGGTCTTTGGCGCCTGCTTGGCCGGCTCCTTGGTCGGGTCCTTCGGCGGCGTGACCGGCTTCGGAGCCTCGTGCTTCTGCTGCGCTGGCGGCGCGGTTGGCTTGGCCTGCAGCGGAGGGACATTCGCCTGCGAGCCAGATGCCGCCGCCTTGATGAGTCCCGCGGCGACGGCCTTCTCCTTGGCGTAGATGCCGGGGTCGTTCTTCAGCGTCTTGGCCGCGACCTGGTTCTCTTCCGCCGACATGTTGATGCCGAACTCGAAGCCGGCCTTTGCCTTGGCCTCGTCGCTGCTGTTCTTCATCTCGTTGGCGGCAGCCTTCTTTGCCTCGCTCTTGCTGAGCCCATCTTCCTCGTGCTTGGCCACGAGGCAGGCGTAGAGCTTGGCGTCGCCAGCGGTCTTGATGGCGTCCTTTGGATATCCCTTCTTCTCCATCCAGTCGCCCGGCTTCTTGCTGGCGCTTGGCGACGGGTCGGAGTCATCACCGCCGCCGCCCTTGCCGCCGCCGCAGTCGTTGCCGGGTTGGAAGCCGCCAGACCCCGTGCCGCAGTCGCGCTCCTCGTCCCATTCCTCGTCGTCGCGGCGCGGCTTCGGGATCTTCACCTGATGGTCGGCGGGATCGCTCGAGCTCTTGTAGATCATGTCCCGCAGCTTGGCGATGTCGACGGTGTCGGTCTTGCCGCTAGAGTCCGTCAGCTTGAAGGTCATGCCCGCAGGCGATGGCTTGCTCTCGAGCTTGTAGCCGAGTTGCTTCATCACGGCGTCGGCCTGGTCGATGGTGAGGCGCTTCGGATCTCGCGGCAACTTGATGTCGTGGGTGCCCTGCTTGCCGCCATCGGCGGCGCCGCCTGACCCGCCTCCCTTGCCGCATTCGTTGCCGGGCTGGAATCCGCCAGACCCAGTGCCGCAGTCGCGCTCCTCGTCCGCGCCGCAGTAGTCGAGCGCGATGGCGAGCGCTTGATCGTCGTCGTAGCCCTCTGCCTTCAGCACCTTGATCTTGTCGGCGACGCACGCGCGGATCTCGTCCTCGGTGACGATGCGGATGGTCAGGACCTCGGCGGCGCGCGCGCCGCGCTCCTTCGCCCATCGCTCCATGTAGTCGAGGCGCTGACCCATGACCTCGCGCAACGGCTCGGGCGTTGCCTTGATGATCGAGGCCCGTCGACCCGCCAGCCGCTTGATTTGCGACGCGACCTGCCCGTCGGTCAACTTGCCGAAGATGGCGCGGCCTTGGTCGGAGGTGCGGAGCGTGTCGAGCTCGCCGACCTTCGGGCCGAAGGCCTTCGGTCCGCCCTGCGCGCGGAAGGCGAGCGAGCCGCCGTTGTCGACGCGCATCGGCGGCGAGCCGTCGTTGGGCACGAGCACGTTGTCGCGGCTCATGCCGATGACGTCCCAGTTGGCGACGAGCGCGTCGGTGGCGAAGTCCTCGCGCAGCGCGGCGGCCGCCTTCTCGAAGGCCTCGCCCTTGACGGCGCCGAGCGGCTTGCCATCAACGAACCTCGTGATCTGCTTCGGCTGCGACGGGTTGGACTCGTCGAGGCGGTGGTCGGGGACAGGCGCGCCCGCGGCGCGGTAGATGTCGTTGGCAGCGGCCTCGCTGCGGACATGCTCGGGGGAGTTGCCGCCCTTCACGACGAACTGGTTGCCGTCGGCGTCGACGGCGAGTTTGGCTCCGGTCGACCCGCCAAGGGTCTTGACCGTCTTGAGCTCCGATGCGGCGGGGATGTCCTTGCCTGCATCAGCGGCGTCGCTGCTGTCGCTGGCGCCGCCATCAGCACCACCACCGCCGCAGTCGTTGCCGGGCTGGAAGCCGCCGGAACCCGTCCCGCAGTCGCGCTGGATGGTGGCGCCGACCTGCGCGCGTCCGGTCGGCGGGGTGGCGGTGGGTGGTTCCGCGTCTGGCGGGGCTGGTTCGCCCCCAGAGGGCTTCGGCTCTGGCGGGGGTGCGGTTGGGGGGCCCGACGGCGGCGGGGGCTGTGGGGGCTTCTGGGCGGCCTTGGCGGCAAGCGGCTCGATGATGGCGGCGATGGCGTCGTTGTCGAGCAGGGGGAACGCGGCGGCGATGATGCCAGAGGCGGCCTCTGCAGGCACCTCGCCCTTGGCGACGGTGGCGGCGAGGGCGGTGATGGCCTGCAACTGGCCGATGCCTTGGGCGGTCGCGTCGGGCCCGGTCGGGGTATCAGTCGGCTCCTTGACCTTGACGGGCCGCGGGCCGAGGTTGAGCGGGGCGCGGATGTGCTCGCCGCCGGGAACGGGTGCCAGACCCTCGCGGGCCCTGATCTCGTTGATGGTCAGGAAGCCGTGCTGCAGCGCGGTGGCGTAGGCGCTGAACCGCCCGCCCATGTCGCCGCGCGTGAGGGCGTCGAACGAGATGCTCGTCGTGATGCGCTCGCCGGGGCGGACCAACTTGCGGCTCGCCTCTTCCTCGAGGCGGCTCGCCCATGTGCCGAGCGTGTGCTTGGTGAACTCGAGGTCGGCCTGCTCGGCGCTGGCGTAGGACTGCTTGCCCGAGTCGCCGACCATGTGCGGCGGCACGCCGAACGCCGCGGCGATCTGCTCGCGGCAGTAGCGCCGCAGCTCGATCAACTGCGCGTCCTCGGGGTTCACGCTGATCTGCTTGAACTCGTAGCCTGCCTCGAGGATGGCGATGCGGCCGGCATTGCGGGCGCCGCCTTGCATCGACTGCCACGACTCCTTGAGCCGAGCGAACGCCTCGGGCGACAGTTGCCCCTGAACCTGCAGCACGCCGGCTGGGCGCGCGCCGTTCTGGAAGAACGACGACACGAACGACTCTGCCTCGATCTCGATGCCGATGAGCTGGCGCGCGAGATAGATGGGCGGCTCGCCGATGAGGCCGTCCGCGCTCGGTCCGATGAGGTGGAAGATGTCGTACGCCGCGAAGGTGCGCGCACCCGGCAAGCCTGCCGCGTACGCGTAGACCACCGAGTTGTCCGGCGCGCGCATCGCGGTCATCAGGTCGGGGCGCAACTTCTCGAGCCTGATCGGGCGGCCGCTGGCGTCGCGCTCGATGAACGAGTAGCCGTTGCCGTACAGCAGGCAGTCGAGCAGCATCGACTGCCGCCATGTGAGCGCGCCCATGAACGGGTTGGGCTCGACGTTGAGGAGCGCGTAGAGCGGGTGCTCGCGGATCGGCTGCTGGTGCTTGCCCGTGTCGAGCAGCACTCGCCACTCCATGCGGGCGATGCTCTGCGAGATGAGCATCGTGCAGGCATGGACGCTCGGGCTGCTGCGCGCGATCTCGGGCGTGATGTACCGACCGGTCTCAGCCCAGTTGGCGATGTAGGCCTGGATGCCCGACGACACGGGCATGCCGACAGGACTGTTCTCCTCGAAGCGCAACGCGCGCACCTCGGTCTTGCGCAGGAAGGTTGGGAGGAAGTCTTTCAGAGCCATTGAATGCCACGGTCCTCGTAGGGGGAGCGTATCAGCGGGGTGCCGTCGAGCGCTACCGCGAGGGCGATGATGCCCGACACGACGGGGTCGATCTTCTCGACCGAGCGCCGCTTCGACGGCCTCGGGTTGTTGTTGTAGTCGAGCTCGACGACGGTGTTGCTCATCGCCCACGTGAGCACGGGGTTGCCGTCGTGGTAGAGCTTGCGGCCGACGACGCCCGCCTCCCATCGGCGGGTCGGGCCGCTCATGTGCAGGAACGACTGCGGCACGCGCCGCAACTTCAGGCCGTCGTTCTCGAGCTGCTGCGCGAGGCCGCCCGCGTTGTTGGGGTCGTAGCCGACCGCGACGATGCGATGCCGCTCGACGAGCCGTTTGATCTCGGCCCGCAGGAACTCGTAGTCGGTTGCGTCGCCCGGGGTCAACTTCAGCCAGCCCTGCCGCGACCAATCGAGGTACGGCACGCGGTCGCGCTTCTGCCGCCGCTCGGCTCCGTCCTCGGGGGCGTAGGACCAACTGCGGACGTGGTACTCGTCGCCGTCGATCCACACCGCCGTCAGGCTGGTCAGGTCGCTGACCTCGCCGAGGTCGATGCCGAGGTAGCACGGCAGGCCCGTCAGGCGGTCCTCCTCGACGGCATGGCAGCAGGCATCCCAGTCCGCCATGCGCACCCAGCGGATGTCGGCGGTGACGTGCTGGTTGAGGTGGAGCGTGCGGAACGGGGTCTCGTACGACGGCTGCTCCTGCGCCCGCTTGCATTCCTCCGACAGCCAAGCCTCCTGCAGCGAGATGCCGAGCGAGGGGTTGGCGACGGCCCACGCCTCGGGCGAGCGCCAGTCGACTGCATCAGTCGCCTCGTAGATGCAGGGCAGGTAGGCGGGGTTGTCGATGATGCCGTCGCGGACCTTGCACGCGTAGTCGTACTGATCCCACTCGAGGGATTCGCGCGCGGTGCCGGCGGTCGTGATGGACACCATCAGCGGTTGCATGCGTGCGCCCATCGAGGTCTGGATCGCCTCCCACAACTCGCGGCGGTTTCCCATGGCGTGGATCTCGTCGCCGATGGCGAACGACACGTGCATGCCGTGCGCGGTCGGGGCGTCGCTGCTCATGGCTGCCCACACGCCGCCGAGGGTCGGCGCGACGATGCGGTTCTGGTAGACCTCGACGCGCGACTCCAACTCGGGCTCGGCGCGGATCATGGTGCGAGCCCGCTCAAAGACCAGTTTCGCCTGCTTGCGGTCGGCGGCGAACGACACTACCTCGGGGGTCGGCTCGTCGTCGGCGAGCAGGTGGTACAGGCCGAGCGGCGCGAGCAACTCCGTCTTGCCGTTCTTGCGCGGCACCCAGATGCCCGCCTCACGGTAGCGGCGCGTGCCGTCAGGACGCAGCCACCCGTACAGGTTGCCGACGAGCGCGCGCTGCCACGGCAGTAGGCGAAAGCGGTTTCCCGTCCATGTTCCCTTGGCGTGGGTGCACACGCCTTCGATGAACTCGATGACATGCTGCGCCGCCTTCGGCGTCCACACGCTGTCGCCGCGAGTTTCGATCGCGTCGTAGCCGGGCAGGGTGTTGAACGCCTCGGGCGCCCACTCATCCCGCTTGGCCGTGCTTCGAGAAGAGCGCCGCTTTGCCATGGTTCTTGTCCTCTGGTAGTGCGATCAACCGACCGCGCGCGGCGGGCGTCAGCCCGAACTCTGCGAGCATGCGGCGGACATTCAACGCCAACTCCATCTGCATCGCCGAGTACGGCGAACGGCGCAGCATCTTCAGCGACCCGTCGGGGTTCTTGACGGGGTAGACGTCCCCGTACTGGTTGAGCATGTCGGTGGCGCGGCGGTATCTCGACCATGCCTCGCACAGCACCGCGAGCGCGAAGCCGTCCGCTTCGGTCAGCACGCGCATCCGCGTGAGGATCGGCACGAGCTGCTTCCATGCGCCCTTGCCTTCGTCGTCCAACCAGTCCGGCATCTTCGGCGGAGCGTGCGCCGGCGTGGGTTCGCCCTGGCGCTTGTTCGCCCGCCATGACCCGGCGAGCTTCAGCATCGAGGTTGGCTTCGGGGGAGGGCCGCTCATGGCTTGACCTCGAGGATGGTGGCGCGGATGTGCGACGCGACCGCCTTCATCAGCAGCGGTGGCACGGTGTTGCCGATGCGCTCGACGGCGTTCTTGTAGTCGTCGCCGAAGTCGAAGTCGTCGGGGAAGGCGCTGAACCGCTTCAACTCCGCGACGGTGAACGGGCGCTGCTCTGCCCAGTGCATCAGCCCGCCGAGGCCGAGGTAGGCGAGGCTCTTGGTGATGGTCGGGCACGGGCGCATCGGGTCGACCTTGACGGTGTTGAACCCGTTCTTCAGGCCGATCTTGGTGAGGTTCTGCCCGGGGCGCATGAACTCCCACATGCTGTACGCCTTGCGCGTCTTGCCGATCTCGAGCAGGCGGGCGATCTCTGCCTCGTCTTGCTCGAGACCGATGAGCGCCTGCTGGGCGGACACGGGCGCATGCGTCGGTGCGGGGTGGCTCGGCTCGATGCCGAGGTCCTCGCGCGCGCCGACGAAGATCATCCGCACCCGCGCCTGCGGCACGCCGTAGTCCGATGCCATCAGCTTCCGCGCCGCGACGCGGTAGCCGCTTGCCTTCAGCTCGCGGAGGATCTCGGCGAAGATGAGCCGCATCTTGCCGACGACCATGCCGCCGACGTTCTCCATCACGAACGCCCGCGGCTGCAGCCCGCGCAACAGGCGGACGTACTCGCGGAACAACTGGTTGCGCTGGTCCTCGATGTTCCGCCGTCCCGCCATGCTGAACCCCTGGCACGGCGGCGAGCCGTCGAAGATGTCGAGCTCGCCGGGCTTGAGGCCCGTGCGCGCGAGCGCCTCGTCGACCGACAGCATGGCGATGTCCCCGTGGTAGATGTCCGTCTCGGGGTGGTTGCGGCGGTAGATGGCGTACGCGCCGTCGTCCCACTCGACGGCGAGCCGAACCTTGCAGCCCGCCAGCCGGTAGCCGAGCGACGAGCCGCCGCAACCTGCGAAGGTGCTGATGACGCTGGGCTGCTTCACTTTGGCCATCGGTGTCCGCACTCCTCGCAGTGTCTCCACTCGACATCGTCGACGCACTGCTCGTCGTACTTCTCCCCGAGCGTACTGAGCGGCTGGCCGGCGGCCGCCGCGAGCAGCGCCTCGGTCTCCTTCTTCGAGAAGCCCGAAGCGGCGAGCAGCGCCTTGTCCGACGCGGCGATCTCCGCGAGCGACTCGCGCAGCACGGTCTCGTCCCACTTCGCGAGGTCTGCCGTCCGATTGTCCGCGATGCCGTAGGCCTGCGCGTCGTCGTAGGACAGGTGCGAGCGAACGATCCACACCTTCGGCATCTTCAGCCGCATGGCGGCAGCGAGCGTGCCGTGCCCTGCAATCACTTCGAGGTCCTTGCTGACCACGATGGGCTTCTGCTGGCCGAAGGTCTGCAGGCTGGACATGATGGCTCGCAGGTTGCGCTCGCCGTGCGCCCGCGCGTTGGTGTCGCTGAACCGCAGCTCGTGCGGGTCGATCTGCTCAGGCTTCATCGGTGTCCTCCTTGCATTCCGCCCCGCATTGCGGGCAGCAGACCTTCTTGGGCGGCTTGGCCGCGGACTGTTCCTCGATCTTCTGCGCGAGGGTGGTAATGCTTTCCAGCGAGCCGCTCGAGAACCCCGTCGCGAGGGCGAGGCCTGCCGGCATCTGCTCGATCGCGAGGGCGAGGGCTTGGTAGTCCCACTGGCTCAACTCTCCGGTGCGGTTGTCCGCGATGCCGTAGGCGGTGGCGGCTGTTCCCTCGAGGTCGGTCTCGACGACATCGACCTCGGCCCACCCGAGCGAGCGAGCGGCGGCGAGCGTGCCGTTGCCGGCGAGCACGACGCCCCGAAGGTCGACCACGATGGGCTTCTGCTGGCCGAACTGGCGCAGGCTCTCCGCGATGGCGGTGAGGTGGTCCGCGTCGTGGGTGCGGGCGGTCCGCGGGTCGGGGGTCAGCGAGTCGATGGGGCGGCG